TTCTCGCCTGGGCGGGATCTATCTCAATCAGTTTAAAAAATTTCATCTGATTATAACTGTCATTCGATTCCCCGAGCTGTCCGGGAGTCGCCACATAAACCATTTTTGGCGGAACCAGATGAGCGGCGAGAATTTCGTCGCGATTAAATTTCCGGAGCCGTTCGAATGACATATCCTTTATTTGCTCCATGAGTTTTTCGACATGGAGTTCGGCATTCTCCGGGAGTTCGTCGACGAGCGCCATTCTGTGCGCGTTATCGACGCCGGTGAAATTATTTGTCAAGAGTGAACGGAGCGCCGATTTCATCGTCGAGTTTAGCGCCGCATTTTTCAGCCATAGGATAAGCCCGAACATCCCGCCGTTTTCGAAAAAATTATTATTAAATATAACCGCCGAGCGATCCATTGTCATCGCGCCCAGCGCCGCCATGAAATCCGGGAGTCCATAATATTTGGACGCGGGGAAATATTCTTTTAGATGGATGATCTCATGAACCTTTTTATCCGATCGCGCGGGATCTGTCTCGTCGCTGTATCGTCTGAAATAAACAGTTTCCGTAACTCCGCCGACTCCCATTTTGAGCCGGATCTGGACATAGCCATTTTTTGTCGAGTGTTTCCTGACCGTATGCGCGGGGATGTGATAAAGTTCGACCACTTGACCCAGGGCATTCCGGACGACTTCGATATAAGCATTCCCGATCGCCTCTAAGTCGATCATCACCCGCCCGAATACGTCGATCAGATCCTCGAAATCGAGATTGATCTGATCAAAAAAGTCGGCGAGCCGCTGATATTCCCCGTCCGGCTCCTGATCCTGTTCGACTCCGACAATTTTAAATCCGCCGACCGTCGCCTGTTTTTTAATCCGGACACAAACTCCATGCCAGGTGTTATCATAATAAAAATTTAACAGGGTGGAAAAGTTATATGGAGTCGGATAGTAATCGCGGAATCCACTTGACTCGGTGAACGGATCCTTTATCTGTCCGGAAAGTTTATTGATCTCGCTCGGAGTCGCCTGAATGATTGTGACCCGTGGATCCTTTGATCTCCCGTTCCCGCCGTTTTTTCTCAATTCATAAAACTCGCGGGATCTTATTTTTTCCTGATCTGTTTTTATGTCCATGATTCCGTCCGTATAAATTCAATTTCACCATCGACGCCGCGGCATTTTTCAGCGCCGATCATCCAGAATCTTTTTGAGACATTCAGGATGTTAATCATTTTATAGCCCAGGGTGGCATAATTAGTCATGGCGACGAATATCTTATCGGCGATCAGATCGAAAGTCGCGTCGCCATCCGAGTCCGCCGGATCGTACTTTGAGAAAAAATAAAAATGGAGTTTTAATTTCGTGAGATAATACTGATGACTCTGGGATTGCCGCTCGAATGATTTTTCATAAAGATTTTCCAGGACAAAAGCCGGATAATCCGTGATCTCGTCAAATTCATTCGGACTGTGATATTTTAACTCTGTGACGACAGTCGCGACCGAATCCACAAAGTCAATGACTTCCTTAAACATTAAACTATTTTTCCGCCTCTCTGTGCGATAACCCGACCCAGTTCATAACTGATCCTGGATTCAATATAGGGACGTTCCTTTGTGAATATTGCCTGCATGAACGGATGACCCTGTGTCCCCTGTTTTGCGATATATCCCCGGAGCGCGTAAGCATGGCGGAGCTTTTCCTTTCCGCCCTCTCCGAATTTCTTTTCGACATATTTAATCAAAGGCGCGATCGGCGCAAAATGCGGAATCGTCCCCTCATGAACACCGACCGGATAAGGATAGCCCGATTCCGTTCTCAGATTTGTTCCCACCCTGACCATCCAGGATCCCACCCGCCGGGAGACTCGTGAGACGATGGATCCCATCAGGTCGCCGCTGACATACAATTTCCGGCGCTGGATCTCCAGGACGACCATCCGCTCCAGGGTGAGACCATAAGCGCGGAGAGCGATTCCCATCCACTCATCCATTAATTTTATTTTGAGTGCTTTCGGTAATTTTACGAGTTTACTGAAATCAAACTTGATCCGGGTCTCCGGCATATTTCTCCCGTGGATTTGTATAAACCGATTGAATATGAGATCTCGGCGGGATCGCTGATATGCTCACACCGCCCGCGTCAATATAGTCCGTGAATTCCGATGTACTGGTTAAATACTGCCCGATGATTTCCTTAGCCCTTTTCCTGAATTCGTTTGAGATCTTGACGACATCATCCCAGTCCGTGATCGTCGTCTGTCCCGCTCCCATCATGATCGTCTTGACAAAGCCGCCGTCATTCGTCGGGCGGAGTCCGCCGGTCAGCGCAAGATATGATAAGGCGATCAGCGTCTCGGCTTTTCTGAAATCCCGTCCCGCCCGGCGGAGTAATAATTTCTGGTTATCATTCAGCGCATCCTCACCATTGCCGGTCAGCGCCGCATCAATTTTCGTTATGAGTGAAACATAAGTCGCGTCCGTGTCTTTATCCCATCCGCTCGCGAGCGCGTCGACCTGAGAATAACTCAGCCGATAGGTCGTTTCCTCACCATCGATGTCAAAATCGGTCGTATTTAAAAGCGAATAATCGATGACCAGCCTGGTCAGTGAATCGATTAATTTTTCAATCTCGATAGTCGCGTTCTCGATCGATGGGCGGATCTTTAATTCTTTTATACTCTCCGGGAGATTCCCCTCAGCCCTGACCCGATCCTCGGATGTGAGTGACATCTGACCGCCTTATTTTTTAGTTTGCTTTTTCGTCTGTTTCGCCGGTGGCATTTCGGCGATTTGATTTTTCAGTTCCCGGATCCGGATCTCCAGGTTCCGGATGTCCTCGCTTTTCCGGGCGATCTCAATATTCTTTTCCGTGACCACATCACCCAGGCGCTTTATTTCTTTATCCTTAGCGTCATTATCGATCGCGAGTGATGAGACTGATTTATTGAGCTGGACGATCTGATTAATCTTTTCGTCGTCCGTCTGTTCGACCATGCGCTCAAAATCCGCCTGGATGGTGACAATCTCCAGCGGCTCAAATTTAAACCGTTTATCCGGCGGGACGGTCGCGAGATCTGATTCTAAATAGATCTGATCTTTTTGAAATGCCTTGCCGCCATAGTCGACATTTGCTTTACAGCGGAATTTTTTTTGACTTGCTTTTTGCTCAGGCTGTTCCATTGATTTTCTCCGGGTGATGAGTTATAAAAAAACCGGGGATCAGACGATCCCCGGTAAAACTCTAAGGGATTCAGAGTTTTATGGATTCGTTATTGCCTGGACTTTCCTCACCACTTTAATCGCCTCGCCCGAGCTTGTATAAGCCATGACATCTTTTTTGAAATTGATCGTCAAATAAAGGATGTCGGTTTGATTCGCTCCGGCTTGACCATCGCATTCCACGACGAGCCAATTCGCTCGATGGAATCCCAGGTCATCGGTTGTCCCGGCGCCTAAGGTGTCATATTTTGCGGTGTTCGAAACAGCGTCCAGGCTGACAGTTGCAATGCTGACCCAGTTTCTCAGATTATACGAGTAATGCCAAACGACATTAATGTCAGACACCGCGTTCGTCACGCCACAGACCCAGGCGTCATTGTCATTCATGTCCCCGATATAGATCGGAATAGAATGCTGACTCCCGGTCGAGTCCGCGCCGAGTGTGACGTTATACTGGAATATCACACCGCCGCCGGTCTCGGTAATGGTGACATAGCCGGAATCCCGGTTATAAACATCCGCGCCCATAAAAACCAGGGACGCGAATATTAACAGGATCCCGATCGTTAGTGCCGAAAATAATTTCTTCACGTTAGATCCCCTTATAATGGTTTAGGTTTAGTTAATTATACGCCGATGTTCGCGCCCAGGACACAAAGCTCACTCACCGCATAGTTTGGATCCATTTTTGCGGTGATGGTGTATTCGATGACCTGTTTCCTCGGCTGTAACATTTTCTCCACGGTCATCACCTTATTAAATCCGACGACCAGGTTTTTGTCCGTGGTCAGGGTGACATAGGCGTCCGGGAATGAATAGGTCGGTTTTATCCGGATCCCGGCGAATGTCAGGGCGGGATTGTTAATCAGATAGGAATCGCCACCGGCGGTCGCCCGCTGACTCAATTCTTTTCTGTACTTTTCCGCGAACCCGAACGAACAGCGGAACGCTAACTGATCGACCAGCCCTTTATATTTCGACGGGAGTTTACTCAGGATCCAGTCCAGGGAATCGATCGCGGTTTTGGCCGTACAATCCGCGTCGTTTACATCCGCATCCTCGGTCATAAGCTGGATCCAGCCGTCATTGATTAAAAGAAAATTGTCGGCGCTGTCCTCGTTCCCGTTTACTGCCAGGTCGACCGTGTCATTGCCGAACGCGATCGCGACCTGACTCATCAGGTGATTTTCGGCGGCTTCACGTTCGATGTTCTCATGGAGCCAGGTGTAAGAAATATCCGGAGCTAAGATAACCTCGACGGGAGTCAGCGTCCGGCGCGGCAATGTCGCCGAAAAATTAACTGACTGAGCCGTGGTCGCGAGTGTCGCCTCGACCGCTTTCCGGAATTGCCTGGTCGCGATGGCGATCGTGTCGATGTACTTGGACGACGCGGTGAATTTCTCGATCGTGATTTCTTTCAGGATCGCGGACTGATCGACCACGGTGTCGATAAACTTGACCGCATCCTCAGGCGCTAACTGTCCGCCGGTCGATGACAGGACAGCCGCCTTTTCCATGAAATCTAATTGATTCCACGGTTTTTTCAATAATTGATCCCAGTTCTTTATAAACATTTTATTCCCTCTCTGATTTATCTGACTTATGAAAAGATAAAGCTTTTCGGCTTGCCGTCTTTTCCCTTTTCGAACTCAGCCGCGACGACTTCCTGTCCCGCCGCCTGTGCCGATCCGGGAGCCGCGGACGCCTTTTTCAATGCCTCGGTCGCCTCATCCGCGGACTTTTTGACCTGATCGAGAGCGGTCTGAAAACCATTGACCTTAGCGGCGGTCTCATCCAGAACCTTTTTCAGATCCTCGGTCGGTTTTTTTATCGCCTCATCGATCATCGCTTGGATTTCTGATTTCTCCATATCGGATTCATCCTCTTTTATTATTTTTTGATTCAGTTTCAAAATGCCGTTTATGGCATGGAGCGCATTCCTGAGAATCCGCTCATTTTTCGCCGATACGACCCGACCCTCTTTTGCCATCGATACGCCGGATCCGGCGAAATTCTCGTCGATCCATTTTCTCATTTCGTCGACGGTGGACAATAATCCGGATTTCCGATCGCCCGTGTACTCGTCGGAAAAGACCTCTTGAACAGCGCCCGCGAATGCGTCTATGAGATCATAGGTCGCCCGCCTGGTTTGCGCCTCGGCTATATTGCCGGAAAAGGATTTCTCCAGGGCGGTCTTAATTCTCTGCCATAATGATTTTGTGACCGCGTCGCGCATGGCGAATCCGCCCATAGAAAAGCCCGTCAATTCCCCGGATTTTATTTTTTCTTTTGTTTCCTGTTTAACAATCTTAACTCCGACCGCCCAGGATCCGACCTTTTCACTCTTGAACAGCGGATCCCCGTCCCGGACGATCCAGGATTCACAGACAAAATTCTCGTCGGGCGCCTGATTGTGCTGTTCATCCACATTGCGGAGCCGGAGATTTTTCATAAAACTATAAGCCGCTTTTTCGATTTCCGCCGCGGTCGCCGCATCGCCCTGAGTGTCCTCCTCGTCCGGCGAATAGACGATCCCATAAGCGATCCCTTTTTCCTCATCGAATTTTACCAGGTCGAAATCACGGACGAGATTGTCATCCTGGGCGGGCGATTCTGATTTATAAATGATCGTCTTTTTATTCGCGCCCTTGTCGACCAGGGATATAAAATGGACATCGATGTTTTTTAGCCAGTTCATAATTAGATCTCCCGATTTTTCAAGTCCTATGTCTTTACGATGTTTATTCAGGTGGGATATAATACTCTCGTCCGCCGTCTCCCCGGATCTCGCGCCTTGTGCCGCCGCCCATGCCGCGTTCAATCCGCCCTTATGGAGATACATCGTCCCGGATGAATAAACGCCGGTCTCAGGATCCACGGATCCGCCCTCGACGAAATGGTGGGGAAATTTCCAGGTTGACTTTTTGCCCGCGTCTCCCTGGTCGGCGAATGCTGACCGCGGGAGTTTTGTTTTATCGACGGACGCCCAGGATGGTTCGGAATCGGATAGCTTTGAATTGTGGGACAGAGCCATTAAAATCCTTTCCTGAATAGGAACAAAATCTGGATCAATATAGAAAAGGATTTCCCCTGATCAGTCCAAAAAATAGAGTATGATTATATTTGACGAATTTTTAAA